CCGGCTTATACAGCGGTCGTCGAATCCCACTTAGGGGGGATAGCCTTTCCATTTAAATTTGGTAGGGTTGTCACCTTTAAGGATGAATCCTTAATAATGGCTTCAACCGCTCCTACTCCTATTTTATACTTCCAGGAGTTTTGGAGAATCTGCAGAGCGCTTCCAAATCTCTTCTTTCGTAGAAAGAAGAGAATGTTTTTTATCTTATTTTCCGTCAAATCTGCAGTGTAGTTGTCATTATTTCGTATCACGTGCTCGAATGCTTTGCAAACGCTCAGAGTTCCAACTAATGATCTTATAAGTATATTTCTCTTTTCTAGTTGGGCTCTGATGTTCTTTAGACTTATCTGTTTTGCATCGAATCGGTCTAATTTGTCTTTTAAGCGGAGATTTGTTTCAATGATAGATTTTACGGATGTCTTTACATCCTCCGCGACGAGTAGTGGCTCGTTCTTTTTCACCACCTTTAGACGATTCGCGTGTTTAAGAGCTGTACGTATTTTCTCGTAAGCAGGATCCTTCTCCGCTTTTTGATGATAGACTAGATTAACTGGTCCATACATCAAGAATGAGAAGAACGTCTTTTCGTTTATCCTGCCGAACCCTTGACCTCCTAGCCTGTAAGGGCCAGGGATCAAGTCCTTATCGATACAAAACTTACGTACAGTTCTTTTACACAGCTTAGCAATCGGTTTGGTTACCACGTCCCTTTCTTTATGTATATTATTAAGGACGTCAACTATAAGTGTACCTTTCCTTTTGTCGATTGCACGTGAACCTGCTGCCTGAGAGAGCCTAATCATAGAGATTGAAGATGCGTAGTTACTATTTACTCGTTCTACTAATTTTTCGCAGAATACGCCTGCGCTAGGGGATATATAACTTTTCGATTTATTCAATACGAGCCCTAGGTCTTCAATGTGTTTCTCATACTCAGCAATTTCTTCTCTTGTCCACAGCCCGATAAGATCGTCCCCGCAAATTGAAACAGATTTGGGTGAGACGTGTCTTGTCGCAAATGCGTTTAGTATACATAAGATTGTCCAGCTAGGGCCTAGTCCCATAAGAGCGCCGCATTTGATAACGTCATCGGTTCCTTCGATCTCGAACTCTTTAAGTATTAGTTCCGTAGCCTTATCCCACCACTTAGGTTTTTGGCCTAGGTGTTTTACTATTGAGGATAGCACGAATTTCGAAGTATCTATACCGATTTCGTCTGTGGATTTTGAGAAGTCTGCTGAATAGAGAAATGTATTTCTTTGAGTTGATCTTAAGTGGATTCGTTTGTTTCTAAGAATAGATCTTGTATATCCTATCGATTTTACTATCGGTAGAAGACACTGCTGCATTGTTCTCGCAGCCCAAACGACTTCACTCGAGTTCATTGTCGGAACACGGATCTTACCCTCGCTAGTGATTAGAGGGAATAGTTTAA